CAGCGAGAGGTCGGTTACATTGACACAAAAAAGAGAAGGAAGAAACGCTGTGGGGGGCCGCTTGTAATTATTGCCATTTGAAATAGTCGCTCCCATCACGATCACCGGAAGCGGGCAGGTCGTTGGGGATGGGCGGGTCGGAGTCGGGCTCCCAGGGAGTCCACTTACGATCAGATCCCCGCCAGAGCTTGAACACGCCGTCCCAGTTCTGACGAACCCAGGACGAGGTGTGCTCGGAGGAGGAGATGTAAGGATCCTTGAGAGTCCCGGCGCCAGACCAGGCGGCGGAGAGCGAGGAAGCTTTGTGGCCAGGAGTAGAAGGCTTGGACGCGGAAGCAGTGGACCGGGAGGAGGCGGAGAACTTCGGCGCAGGTTTGGCTTTGGAGGTAAGCTTCAAAGTGCGCATTTGAGGGGTGCCAGGAGGACGAGCGGTCTGAGCGGGGCCGGCTGAAGGTGAGTCTGAGGGCGTCTCTACGTCGCCGTCGTGACCCCATCCGCTCCAGCAGCCGTTCCCGCTTTTGGGGAGTTGGAACGGAGGCCGAGGCGCACGCCGAGGTGGAAGGTCTCGGTGGAGGACGTGGTGGACGTGAGACGGATCCCGATGACGAGCACGGCTTGCGGGTTCTCCTCAGCCTCCTCACCCTTGACTTTGTAGGAAAGTGACTTGGACATCATGGGCGAGACGGTGCAGTGCGCGGTGGTCTGAGAGCAAGAGTTCAACCGACGGCCGGGGATGCGCCAAAAGTCGGACATCGAAGTGGGTGCCTTGGCGCTGGCGGGCGCGCAGGCGACGAAGAATATGGCCTTTTCGTTGCTAACGTCCACGACGTCGATGTGGAACGAGGTGACCCAGCCGGCGGAGGAGAGACCCAGGGATGCGAGGATGGCTTTGTTGTTGCGGACGCGAAACAGACCGGCGGCGAAGTCCTTGCCGGATTCAACTTTGAGCTCAGCCGAGAAAACCGCTTCTTCCGCCGTGGCGTAGAAGAGGTCGTTCGACATGGTTGTTCAGATGGAGGTGGCAGCAAAGTGGTCCCAAATGCCGAATACGTAAGGCAAAGAACTTAATAGCCTCGACCACTGGAACTGCTGTTGGGGCCGGGACTCAGTGAGGAAACGGGCGGACAAGTCGGCAGTGAGCTCGTCCCGACGAGTGAGGCTGAGATGGCGGACGAGGCTGGAGTGAGAGAAGGCGAAGTTCATGAACCAGGTGTGGTTCTCGAGTTGCTCAGCACACAAAACGTCATGCAACAGATCGCCGTGGCCGTAGGCGTGCATTGCCTCCAAGAAGTAGTTGTCCAGGACTTCATGCAATTCCCCACGGTTCTGCTTGTAGACGGTCTTCAGCACCAGCGTGAGGGGGTCGCGAATGGCGCCGATCGGGG